TGGTACTGCGGGTCAGTCGGTTATAAGTTAAAACTAATGTTTAACAAAATTAAAATTATCTAAGGAGATTATTATGACAACACTAAGAGTGAACACGCCTTTCGGCACAAGACTATTCCCAACAGATTTATTATTTAAGAATTTCTTCGAACAAGCATCAGAATTCGAACCTAGTGTGGACAGAAAGATTAACCATCCTGTCGACATTATTCATACTGAAGATGCCTTGCTATTTGAAATTGCTGCTGTAGGATTAGCTAAAAAGGATATCGATCTACAGGTTGAAGATGGAAACTGTTTAAAAGTTTCTTATTCAAAACCTAAGATTGAATCAAACAATTCAGACATCGATGCAGGTGAATATATCCATAGGGGTATTGCAAAGAGGTCTTTTGATTTAGGATGGAAGATTAGTCCTAAATTTGATTTATCAAAAATCATGGCTTCAATGGAAAATGGACTCTTAAAAATAGAGATTCCAGTTACTCCAGAGAGTAAGCCTAAAGCAATAACAATTAAATAGGAGTTTATATGATGTTTGCAAGTAAACGAAGAAGTATATTGAAAACACTTAGTTGGAGAACAATTGCCAGCTTAGATACTTTTTTACTAACATGGTTAGTCACTGGTAGTCCAACTGCTGGACTAACTGTTAGTGGATTAGAAATAATTACCAAAATGGTTTTATATTATTTTCATGAGCGAGCTTGGATACGAAACAAATATGGTATAGATTCTAAAGTTAAAAAGGTTATAGAAAATAAATAAAAACTGGCCCGCAGGCTAATAGTTATATATGTATACAAAAATATTTTACAATGGAGGTGAAGCATACCAGGTTATTAGGACAATATCAATAGATGATTGTAATCCTAAAAGATTTGGTATATTAAGACAAGACGAACGCTCATATATGAAGGTACTTCAGGTATGGAGAAATCATCATAATTGCGATCACGTGTTAAAAGATGGAAATAAATTTATGTTATGTAGAACCATTAAAGATGCTGAAATTATAGAATAATGTACATTTATAAGATATTTATATATGACCGCTAGTACTTATGTTAGCTGCATTGTTGGACGAGGGTTCGATACCCTCCACCTCCACTAAAACAATAACAATATGGGGGTGACTGGATTTGACACGATGATAAGGATATAAGGAAGGTCATACGCAATTAACTGGCGAACAAGTTGAACTAGCAATGGCTGCCTAATTTAGGTACCCAAAGCAAACGGTAAAAAGAAGCCATGTCGTCAAAGCTTCGGTGGTTGGAGGTAAAAGTAAAAATGAGGGTTTTAGGAATCCTACCCCTCTATTGTTTGCGTCTGAGACGTCGCGGATAGCTAAAAGGGTTCAGCTGGGAGGGTAACGCATTAGTGCGGAGGAATAATTAAAAAATGACTATGAAGAATAAGAATTGGACTATAGACGAAGTATTAGACCCATCATCTAAATTTTGGGACAAAGTGTATCTTGATGTAGAATTATATCTAGACAGTCTGGAAACAGCTGAAATAGAGGAATTAGGAAAGACACCTTTTACAAATAGAATAACTGACTTTATAGAATATTTCAAATCTTTATCCCCTTCAAACCAACTTTCAGTACACAAAGACATATCAAAAACAGAAAATTTAATAGTTGATGTTTTATGGAATTTAATCAGTAAAAAAGACAAGGAAATATTGTTTCAAAACAATATGGAATATTTTAATGATTGGATAGATACATGTCCACAAGAACTGTTAGATATATATGTAAACAAATTGGCAAATGGTGAAACTCTATCTAGCGAAGAGACACCAAAGTTAAATACAATACCAGATAACTCATCTATACTAGATATAATAAAGTCATCAAACACCGATATAAATGCATGCAACGTCAGTGTTTATATGGGAAAGATAATAATATCAGCAATGACAAAGGAAATTTTAAATAAGTTTAAGAATTTAATGTTGAAGGCTGGAAACAAATTATATGAATACAGGCATGATAGAACAGACTCTGGTATTCTTATGTATTCGTATATATTTGAAATAAATAATAAAAAATAGATACTTATATTACATGAAGGCTAAATTATTTCCTATTCTTATAGCAATATCTGCCCTTGCGGTTTCAGGATCAGCTGCATTTTACTCTGTTTTTGGATTAAGTAAATTATTTGCTGGTGCTAGCTTACAGGTTATTATTATGGCTGGTTCTTTAGAGTTTGCAAAATTGGTTGCAGCCTCTCTATTATATCAATATTGGGATACTATAAATAAAGTACTTAGAACATATCTTGGAATAGCAGTATTTGTTTTGATGATAATTACTAGTGGTGGTATATATGGATTCTTATCTGGAGCCTACCAAGAGACAGCAACCAAGTCTGAATTATTAGATAAGTCTTTAGCAATAATAAATCAAAAACAAGTTAGATTCCAAGAACAAAAAGCAGATCTACAAATTGAAAAAGGACAGTTGAATAAGTCTATTTCTGATTTAAGAATATCTCTTTCTAATCCAGCACAAGTCCAATATATAGATAAAGAGTCAGGCCAACTAATTACAACTACATCGAGTTCTGCTAGAAGAGCGTTACAAACAGAATTAAAAAACACAATTGGTGACAGGGATATTGTAAATATAAAACTAGAAGCAATACTTGATTCTATATCTACTACTGATATGGCTTTATTAGATAAAGAAATAGGTAATGAAGCTGAAAGAGAATTAGGACCCCTTAAATACCTTGCAGAGACAACTGGTTACCCAATGGGCCAAGTTGTAAATTGGTTCCTATTACTTATTATATTTGTATTTGATCCATTGGCAATTGCACTAGTTGTAGCGGCTAATTTTGCATTTGCCCAAATAAGACCCAAAGATATTAAAATGTCTATACCAGAAGGATATGAATTTAATAAGCCTTACCCAATTCCAAAAGAATGGACTGAAGAATTAAAAATAGAAAAACAAGATTTAGTTGTTGATGATTTAGAAGAATTAGAACCTGAATTACAACATTTTAAGTTATATGAAGGACGTGACAAAGAGTACTGGCAAAAACAATTAAGTACTGGAAAGTTAACCCGCGTTCAAGTAGGACAATTAAGACAAAGAGGAATGCTATGAAACAAAATGAAGAAGAAACATATGCAGTAGAATATAGAAAGGGAACAGCTTGGAATGAGAGAGAAGGAGCACTATACAAATACATGGAATGTAAGCGTTGTGGTCAAATGTCAAAGTGTGGTGAAGAAACTACTGCTGTTACCTGTTCAGATTGCGTTAGTGAAATGGTAGATCCAGTAGAAAGTTCTTACAAACCATCAGATAAACCTAGAGGTTGGACGTTGATGGCTGAGTTTATTGATAAAGATGGAAACGTGTATCATAGAGGCGTAGAGCAACCAGAACTAAAGGGAAAGCTAGAACCAACAAAGGTTGAAAAGAATAGACCAAAATCAAAAAGAATGACAAAAAGAGAAAAAACAGAGTTGATGGCAATTGCAGCATTAAACTTACATAAACTTAAAAAACAGTTAGGATTGGCTCGTTGGAAAAAAGATAAAAAACTCATAATGTCAGACATAAAATATCACACTAAAGTAGCAACCGCTAAGTTCCCTAGAACATTCAATAGGGAAGAATATCTAACAAAATATAAAAATAAATAGCCCAGATTTTACCGTTTGAAATAATTTTATTATATTAACTATAAATGAAAGAATTAGTAGAAGAAATTATAGTTGGAATATTAGCATTATCAATAGGTGCTGTGATTTTATCTATAGCACTTATCGTTATATTATTATATTTACCAATAAAGTTACTGGAGAGAACTGGAAAATGGATTCAGAAAATTATGACTTCTTAATATATAGAAGAGGTAGTGAAACAAAAGAAGCAAAATCTATAGAACTAAAAATACCAAATGAAATGACTTGTGAAGAGTTTAAGACAATTTGTATAAGAATGGCCCACGCATTAGGTTACCATGAAACTGTAGTTAGAGATTCTTTTGGTTCGATAAAAGATAAAAACTTGAAAAAAGACAAAAAACAATTAAAATTATTATTTGATTAGATATGGAATATTCAGAACAAAAAACACAAGTATTAGAAAGAGTACCTCCTGGAGATAGATGGAAGCCGGTTGGTAGAACAGATATTATATTTGAATCACTAACAGATGGATTAGAATGGTGTTTTCAAGAAACTGGTTGTAGAGATTATCATTTAGCAGCATTTGACGGAAAGGTATATTCAGTACAAGAGGTTGAAGTTGCACCACTCCCACAACAAAAATTTAGTTTATATGGAGAATAATATGAATTTAACAGAAGAACAAATAGCTCAAAATTGGCAAGCACTTATTAGAAAGATTGATACTAATTTTGAAGGCAAAAGAAAAGACCAATTAAAGTCTATGTATGAATCTTTTGCTGAGAGAATGATGTTAGCGCCAGCTTCAGGAATAGAACACTTCCATAATTGTTTTGCTGGAGGATATGTTGACCACGTTTTACGTGTAATGGATTGTTCAGAAAAACTACACGATCTTTGGTCAAGTATGGGAGCAGATATGAGTAATTATACTAAAGAAGAACTTATGTTTTGTGCCCTTAACCACGACTTAGGAAAGGTTGGAGACAAAGAAAATGAATACTATGTACCAAACCCTAGTGAATGGCATAGAAAAAACCAAGGAAAGATATACGACCCAAATCCAAAAATACAACATATGACAGTACCACATAGAAGTATTTGGTTGTTGTCTAATTACGGTATTACTTTTTCTCAAAATGAAATGATAGGTATACTAACACATGATGGAGTATATGATTCTGCCAATGATGCATACCTTAAACCGTGGGGTAAGGAAAAAGCTCTATGGAATAATTTACCTATAGTATTACACCATGCAGATCACATGGCGTCTAGAATAGAGTATGAAAATTGGAAGGGTGGTAATACAATTAAACAGGTACTAGATACAAAACCAAAGTTTGTAAAAAAACCTAGTACCAAAAACTTAAGCACAAATGGATCTGCTCAGGACATGTTTAAGGATTTATTTGGAGAAGCATAAATGGTTTGGATAGTACTCTTATTATTACTAGTTTCAGTCTATATAAACATAAACTTATTTAGAAAGGTTGAAAACCTAGAAGAAGCAAATGAAGAATCTTCTACTTGGGTAGATAATTATGGACTATCATTGGCAAATATTTTATCAAAAATACGTGAATTAGATTCTAAAAAAATATTTGAAAGCGATGATGAGGTTGGATCAACATTTGAAGCTATACGAAAAACTATAGAATCTTTAGAGGAGTTAAAAGATAATGGCGAAAAAAAATAGTCCAGTTGAAAAATTTTATATAGATATTGAAATACTCAGAGAAGAAGAAAGGCAAGAGGCATTATTACCACCTAAAGCTAGAAGAGGTAGGCCAAGAAAAAGAAAAATGTATTTTACTAACGAAACAGAAATGGCCATAATAGCATATAATAAAGAAACAAACCAAAGATTAAAAAATAAAGTATATAATGAGTTTATTAAGTTTCCATTTGAAAAATTATCTGAAAACATTATTCACACATTTAAGTTTTATTATTTTGACGGTGGTACAAGAGAGGTTCAACAAGAGGTTATTGCTTTTCTAATAGAAAAAATGGGAAAGTTTGTAGAAGGAAAAGGTAAAGCTTTTTCGTATTTTGGCCAAATAACAAAAAACTATTTAATACAGAACAACAATAAAAATTATAGAGACTTAAAAAACAAGGCGCCTATATCTGTTATAGATTTCCAGAGAGACCTAGGAGCAGAGCAAGCGTTAGAAGAAAAAAGAGATGGTTTAGATATTTTTATGAATAGTTTTACAGAGTATTACCATGGAAAAGTTGAAGAAACATTCAAATCAATTAGGGATAAAAGGATAGCTTATGCTGTTCTTAAACTGTTTGAGGATAGAAAAAATATAGAAATATTCAATAAAAAAGCACTATATATTATGATTAGAGAAATGACTAACACCAAAACACAACACATTACAAAGGTGGTTAATGTCATAAGAGAGGATTTTGCCTACTTATACAAAAAATTTGAAAATGGGGCATCCTTTTAATATAAAAAGTATATTTATTAGTGGTTATAGCAAAAGGTTATTAAATAAAGGTTATTAGAATAGCGCAAGGTTATTCAATAAAGGCTTAAAAGAAGAGAGCATTCAACTAAGCAAATTAAACAAAGAGAGGAAATTTTATGAAACACATTATTTTAACAGTAGTATTGGCATGTGCAACTATTTTAGGAACACAAGCACAGACTAAAGGCGATTGGTACATTGGTACTGGAGACGTTGCAAACGTAGCTTGGACAGATTGGGCAGTTTCGCCAACTGTTGGGTATGGCGTAATGGACAACCTAATGGTTGGCCTATCCGTATCTCAAGCTGATTCGACAGTAGATATGACTTACGATCTACATGCAAGATATTTTGTAAAAGGATATTTTGTATATGCAGCGACAAGCGGACTAGATACAGAATCATTAAGTATTGGTCTAGGTAAATTGTTCACTATACACAAAGGTGTATACGTAGACCCTAAATTGGTCTACAACACAGCGGAAAAGACGACAAACCTTACTCTAGGGTTTGGTCTTAAATTTTAATTAACGTCCATATTGGACAAATGCTCTCGACAATTATTAACAATAGAGAAAAACAGGAGAAATCAAAATGGATAGCGTAATTAAATATATTACAGGATTCTTTGGTGGATTAGGTTCAATCCTTATGGCTGTATTACCAGTAACGATCTTATGGTTCGTATTAACTGGTGGTTCAATCTATGGAATGGATGTAATCGCAAATCTAACTGCATTAGTAAATGGATTTGGCCAAGGTGGATTCGCAGGACTAGTAGTATTAGTCATTGTGGCCTCATTTTTTGTCAAGAAGTAATTGATAAAATAAGTCAGTAAATTAAGCTCGGAGTTAATCGCTCCGGGCTTTTTTATTTTTACGACAAACTGATATTTATAGTAAACAAGGAGATATAATATGTTTGAAGATGAAATATTTGAAGGTAAAAACTTTTCTGATTTATTAAAGGAAATTCATACCAACTCAAAAAAGAAGGATAAACAGATAAATTCTTTAATAGCCCAACTACAACCGTTGGTTAAAAATATTACTGATGCAACAATATTAGTACCGCTAATAAAGGATTATATAGACGCTGGTATAAAAAATGACGACGCCTTAATTAAGATGGCTAGTATTATTCAAAGAGCCAGTTCAAGAACTAC